GATTATGAAAAACTCAGAGACAAATTTGTTGAAGCTTATCGGACCTTAGAAACAAAAGAAAACTTTGATAGTTTGCCATTAAAAAGTAGAAATAAATTACTTGGCAACACATAATATGGTATAATACTTATCTAACATATATATAAAACTTGGAGGATATATGAAAAACAAAACAAAACAATGGCATGAACACAGAAGAAAGGGTATCGGTGGTAGTGATGCTGTCCGCTTGATGAATGGAGACTGGCTCAATCTTTGGAAAGAAAAAATGGGGTTAGCAGAACCAGAAGATTTATCTGGAGTGCTACCTGTACAAATAGGAATAGCTACTGAACAAATTAACCTAGATTTTTTAGCTAAAGAATTAGATCAATCTATAACAAGAGATGTTGTTATACCGCCTAAAGACTTTATGAGATCAAATTGCGATGGTGTTATAGAACATGATGACACTAATGTTTTAGTTGAAGCTAAACATACTCATGCAAATAACACACTAGAAAAAGTAGCTGAATATTATTATGCACAATTACAACATTACATGATGCATGATGAATCAGACTCAATCTATTTATCAGTTATCTTTGGCAACAACAGGCATGAACATACTGTAATAGAATCAGATCCACAATTTCAAGAAAGACTTTACAAATATGAATCAGCTTTCTGGAAGTATGTTGAAACTAAAACAGAACCAAAAGGATTTGAAGATTTAGTTCCAGAAGTTCCTAACAACATAGCATTAGATGGAATGATTAGATACGACATGAGTAAAAATAAAAATTGGATAGCTTGTGCTAAACAATACAAAGAAACTAAAGAGAATTATACATTGCACAATGAGTGTAAAGTACAAATGAAATCTTTAATTCCAGATGATTGCAGACATGCAGTTGGCGAGGGATTAGAAATTAAACGTAACAAACTAGGTAGGCTAGCTGTTACAGAAATCAAAACTAAAGAGGAAAAATAAATGAGCGTAGTAAAATTTCTATCACCAAAAGAAACAATGTCAGTTCCTTTTACATGTCATGATGATAAAGAATATACCATTATACATGTAGAGGGAAAGGCTTATCAGCTTTCTTTTAATAATTCAATACAGCAATTTAATTCAGATGAATGTGAATTGGATATTCATTTTAAATCAAAAGGTAATACTCAATACTGGGTGATACTTCAGTTAGATCAAGGACTTTATGATATTGATCTTGATGTAATAGTTGAGTTATTAAGAGATGAAATAACAGATAGACATTCTGATATTGAAAAAGATAAAAAAATATTAACTAAAGTTTTAGCAGAGAGGAAATAACAATGACTGAAAAAAAATTAACATTACTAAATAAAATAAAATTATGTATAGAAAAAGTTGGAGTTGTTCAAGCGGAACAAAAAGATGGAATGAAATATCCAACAGTTAGTCATAATGCTGTTTCAGCTAAGATGACAGACATAATAAAAACACAAGGGATAATTTCTATACCTACATTTTCTGATTACCAAAGACATGGGGATCTTACTTCAATAAGATGCGATGTAACTATATACGATGCAGATAATCAAGAAGATAAAATTGTTGTGTCTGCATATGGAGAGGGTTCAGATAAACAAGATAAAGGCATAGGCAAAGCACAATCATATGCCATGAAATATTGTTTTATGAAATTATTTTTAATGGCTTCTGGCAAAGATGAAGAATCTGATTTATATGATATTGAAGATTATATAAAAGATTTGGAGTCTCAGCCTACTGAAGAATTTTTAGATGCATGGATAAAAGAAAATTGGAGTGAAGCAACCAATGTGTTTAGCAAAAAAGCAATGGCTAGATTACAGCTTGCCGGACAAGTTCACAGATCAACATTACAAGGAGAAAACAATGGGAAGTCTTAACAAAATACAATTAATAGGAAAACTAGGACAAGATGCAGAGATAAAGACAGCTAGTACAGGCAATACTTTTCTGTCTTTTTCAATTGCTACAACAAAATATACTAACAAAGGCAAAGAATCTGTATGGCATAACAGCATACAGTTTTGGTCGCCAAGAAATAAACCAGATGCTTTAGAAAAACTTGCACCTTACATGTCTAAAGGAACACAGATTTATGTAGAGGGTACGTTAGATTATTATAAAGACAAAGATAATATAACGAGAGTAAGTATTAAAGCTCACACTGTTGAACTCTTAGGAAACAAATCTGATAATCAATTAGCTAATCCAAATGTTACAACAGGCGGATCTGTTTTAGATCATGAGCCAATAAGAGAATCTGAGGAGGCTCCATTTTAATGACAAAATTACAATCAAAAGTATTTCGTTATGTTAAACATTGTATTGTTGTTTATAACGAAGCTCCTACTTACAAGGAAATAACAGATGACTGTAACTTAATAGCCGAGAGTCAAGCATACACTATAGTTAGAAGATTGTGTGAGCTTGGGTATCTGGCTAAAGGTAACAAAAAGGAATATAGAAACTTAAAGGTTGTTAATGAGTAAAGGAAGTACTTACAGACCTTTCAATAAAAAAAAGTTTGACCAGAACTTTGAAAAAATATTTGGTAAGAAAAAAAATGAAAAGAAAAAAACCAAATAAAAAAATGCTGGAATTGTATAGGATGCAGAAAGAGTATGGCTGTGTCCTATGCAAAAAACTAAATGAAAAACAAACAACACCAACTGAGATACATCATCTTAGAAAAGGAATGGGAATGTCTCAAAGGAATATTAAATGTGTTCCGCTTTGCACAAAACATCATAGAGAAAACAAGATAGGATATCATGGGCTTGGTCGTAAAGGCTTTGAAGAAAAATATAACTGCACAGAAGAAGAGTTACTATCTGCTTATGAGGTAGGATCTGGCAATTATATTAACTGGACTTTGCTCAATTAGATAATGGGTTATCAGATCGAGCTTTAATCTCATCTACTTTAGCTTTAAGTACAGCAATCTCAGCCTTATTAACAGCTATATCTTGTTCCAAAGGTTTAATATCTGGCGCTGATCTTGATTCTAACACCTCAACTCTTTGAATTAATTGTCCTTGATAGACAAACAATCCACCTAAAGTAATAACTAAACCAATAGCTCCTGTAATTATTTTAATATCCACGTATTCTCCTTAAATGTATTTCACTTCTTATAACTTCGTCCTTAGCTTTCTGAACATTTGCTTCATGTTTAGCCACAGGATCGTCATACTTGTTTTGAATTTCAGCATATATATTTCTAGTATCAACATATTCTCTCTGGTCATAATAGTTACCTCCATCAATATCTAATTGATTATTAAATATATTTTGGTTTACATTCCCATAAGAGTCAATAGATACCGGAGACTGCATAGCTTTAGCTACCAATATATTGATCCTATTTATTCTTTCTGCAACATTTGTTACTGTTCTATTTACTTCTTCTCTAATAGATTCTATTGAAACAGAGATCGTATCTTCTCTAGTATTTTCTGTAACAGATTCTTCGGCAAGACTTTCTCTTTGACTGCTGACAGATTCTCCGGTATCTCTTGGGCTTTCTTCTCTAGCTGCGCTTTCTGTTCCTGTATCTTCTTCTCTGGAGACAGAGGTTTCTTCAAGGTTAGAGTTTTCTCCGCTAGACTCTCCAGCAATTCTTTCTTCACTTGATCCTGATGCTGATTCATTTCCTCCTCTTGTTTCTTCTTCAACAACACTTGTTGTTTCATTTCCTCTACTTGTTTCTTCTGATGTAGACTCTCGCTCAATGACTCCGCTAGAGTTTGAGGCTTCGACAATGGTTTCGCTTTCTTCTGGCTGACTGAAACTTTGTTCAGCTTCAATGTTTTCTTCAAAACTTTCGACTTCTGTTGCGAATGTTTCGATGGTCTTTGGTTCTTCATATGTTACCTCCATTGGTATTTCTTTGAACACGTTAACTGTTCCTATATTAATTTCTTCTTTAGCTATTTCTTCAATGTATATCTCTTCAAACATCTGGACAACTGGTTGTTCATATACCTCAAAGGTAAACTCTTCTATTGGTATAAACTCTACTCTTTCTACCTTACTAAACAATACTTCTTCTATCTCTTGAAAGGTTGTAGTGATGTGTGAGGTTTGTGTGGCTGACAATACTGTTGGATCATAAGTCATTGTTACAGAAATATTATCCAGATTAGGACCACCAAGATTAGCAGGGCTATTGCCGTCACTACCAGATAGAAAAATATTTCCAATGTTACTACCAATGCCTGTATACGAGACACTATCTGTAAAATCTTTGCCATTAATTCCTGTAACATTAGTTCTCTCCTGTGTTGTAGTAGCCAATACATTACTATCTTCATCTCTTATCTGTAATCTTATTGTAAAGGTATCAGCTGGTCCAGATCCACCCCAACATCCAGATACGCCACACTCACCATTTTGTACTTGGACACTAGAGTTTAAAGTTATACCGTTATCAAGCATTGGCTGAGTAATATCATTTGATATGAGCGTAAATGATTGCTCAATGCTGCCGCTATCTCCAAACTCTAGGTCGTAATTACTGCCACAACAGTCGCCTAATACCTGAACATCTCCTAATGTAGTCCAGTTATTACTGTTATTGTTTTCAAAAGTACCATTAACAATTAGATTGCCAGTAGTCTCTGCATATGATATGTTTGTTAGAAACAATAAGATTACTGTCTTAAATACATACATACTTATTCTCTTGTTGGTTCTGGTATAGATTGTTCATTACTTCCATATACAGTCATTGGTCCTAGTGTTACTGAATGTGTAGCACAACTAGATAACATAAAACTAATTAAGATTATTCTAATCATTCCATGTCATACTAGATTTAGCCGTAGTATTCCTTAATGTTTCTTTACGTTTCTGCACCCATCTAGCTTTAGCTTTATCTCCAATCAATCCATCTATAGGGCATGGTGTACCCGCATCCATCATTGCTTGCCAGATGTTTTCATCTTGACAGGCAAGACTAATTGCCGCCACTTTCATGCCAAGTTTAGCTAATACAGCTATAGATTTTCTACGTTCACACGATTTGTCCGTCACGTATGTGCCAAATGAACCACTAAATCCTATGATTGTAACCCCAGATGCCAATGGTATGACACAAGAGTCCTGTCCATATACGCTCATAGAGGGCGCTGAGGCGCTGTTTACGGCTGTTTTCTGGTTGGTGCTATTGTTGGTCTCATTGTTTGTAGTACTATTGGAAGATGAGCCTGACTGATATGTGGTTGCTGACTCATATCCGCCTGTGATTGCTGTGTTTGAACCAGCATTGTTGGACTGGGTATTCGTGGTTGAGCCAGATGAAGTAACATCTCCTATGGCATCAGCTATACCATAGACTAATATTAGAACCAGCATTACCCATAAGCATTGTTTGGCTACGACTTGCGACATTTCCATTTCCTTAATGCTAAGGCTTTTCTTGTTGGTCTTCCTTTACTATCTTTCATTGGTCCTTTCATACCTGACATTCTAGCACAAAAACTTCTACGTCTTGCTGCTGCCTTAGATCCTTTAGGTGCTTTACCTGTAACAGGAGCTTTAAGATTAGATCCATCTTTACGTTTAAAGTATGCTCTACCAGCTGCATTCAAACCACCATCTGGATTTTGATATTTTTTAGCTACCATTATTTTCCTACTTCTTTCTGTGCTATTTTATGTGCAACTGTAAAAGACTTACCATCATTCATAAGTTTTTTCATAAGACTCATATGTTTAGAAGAATGATGCTTCTTATGTTTTAATAATATAGACTTCTGTTTTGCTGTTAGCATATTAATATCCCGGATATTTTTTTACTGGTTTCTTTTTAGTTTTCTTTTTCATATTAAGTCCTCGCATAACTTGGTTTACCTTTTGTTGAATTGTTCTTTGCACGTTTTCTCCTGACTGCCGCTGATCTTTGAGCTGATGTCATAGCATTAGCCTTAGCTAATGGTACACACTTAGGGTAAGCACGACCATCTCCTTTCTTTCTACCGCATGGTTGAAACTTGCCATTCTTTTTAGGAGCGCCTATGTCTACCCATTTTTCTTTAACCCATTCTTTAAGACCTTTTTTTGCCACTCTTCTTGCCTCCGGGTTTAATTCTTCCAGAACATACCCCAGCTGCATACATGTTTGCATAAGCCGATGGGTACTTCTTAAACTTTCTAATCGCTGCTGCTTTACCTCTTGCACATAACTTAGCCATATTATTTCCTAGTTAATGAGCCACCAAAATACAACCCAATGATTGAAAAAATTGTATGAGATTGAAGGCTCGTTATAAATATTGAGTTACCCTCTTTCCATACTGAAGTTTCATAGCTTGATCCAAAGATCCACCAGCCAGAGTCAACCTCTTGCATTACCTGATAGATAACATTAACGTCAGTAAAGATAGGTGCGATGATAGGTACAACAATGATAGAGAATACACACATCAATGCTATCCATCGTCTGGTATGTTTGGTGTGAGCATCTTTAACATCTCTGGCTTTGTCAGTTTGTTTAGCTGCAAACCCAGCACGTTGCATTAATAACTTTTGTTTCTCTGCTTCAGCCTGTCCTTTCTGTGCCATGATAGACATAACACCACCTAGTACAGTAGAGCCGAGCATTGATATAAGTTCCATTGGTATCATTTGTTATAGAAATAGCCTCCCACTACGACAGCTAGTCCAGCTAGCCATGCTATTATAGATACAGAACCTTTGCTTCTGTGCATAAATTCTTCTAGAGCAACGATCCTTTGATCCATCTTCTCTAGTTTATCCATTAATTGTTCGTTAGTTACTTTCATGTTGCTAGTGCTATTGTTCCGTTAGTTCCGACCATTGGCATTTCAGCAAAAGCCATGTATAAATATTTTGTATTTTCTTGATTGTTTGCAGTAGATGTTGATGCCATTCTAAATCCATTACTTTCAAACTGAATAGTACCCTCTGCATTAGACTCATTATTATTAAGATTAATATTTCTTGTTCTTTCTCCACCTAATCCATAACCTGTCAAACCTGATACTCTAGAATTAAAATTATCTCCTGTTGTTGTGCTTTTAATCATTATCCATTTAGGTCTAAAGCCACAATAAACTTTAGTTCCTTGAGCATTACCTGTGCCTGAATAATATCCAATTTTGCTAAATCCTTGAATTTCTGCAAAAGCATATCCGATACATGCTTGACCACTTGCATTACCAAGAGCAGATGAGCCTATAGAAATAACACTAGATGTTGGTGCTGTGTCATTCCAAGCTTCTGCTACATCTGTAAGAGTGCCTGTTGTCGCAAACTGTATCATATCGGTTTCAGGGTCAGTAATAAAAGTTTTGCCCATATTTAACAGTTCTCCTCTATCAGCAGTACCAGTAGATTTTATAATAACTAACTTAGGAGCTACTCCAAGACCATGCCCAATCGTGCCATTTGCACCTGTGCCAGTCCATTGCAATACTGATACACCAGCAGTTGTGTTTGCTTGGATTGTTGAAGTAATACTGCCATCAGAATTTGATGCAGTAGTACCACCATTTGCTTTCCAACAAGCTGCTACATATTTATTACTAGCATCATTGGTATTTGCTATATTCCCTGTCAGAGTAAATCCATCTGAGGTATAACTTGCTACATAAGTTGTTGTATCAACAGTATTGTTTCCATCAGGCGACCAATTCTTAGCAACACCATCTGATGAATTGTTGAATACAGGGTTTCCAGCACCATCATATCTTTTAATCCAAAGAGCATCAGGTTTAAAACCCATTCCAGTAATTGTTGTTGTGCTATCACTTCCTGTCCATGTAGGACAGTCAAAATGTACTGATGGTTTTGCTATTGTTGTAAATGCCATGTTATTTTCTCCTATCCATAATCTTTGATATTTCTTGTGCAGATTGCATAGAATCCAGCTGGTACATCATATTCAAATACACCTACTGAATTGTCATCTGCATTACCACTTGCTACTGCTGTTGTTCCAAATCTGCCTTCACCAAAATTACAGAACATATATTTGTTTGCATTATCTGCTGCATTAACTACGCTTGTAATATTAATTCCCCAAAAGTCATCTCCTTTAGCAAACGATAATCCGGGATAATTTCCATTAGCTGGATCTCCAGCACTAGATGTACTAGGGGCATTAAACCATGTGCCGTTTTTACCAAACCATATTTTAGAAGTAGCTGCTGATAAATCTACTGCTACCATAATAATGTCATTAGCACTTGCTGTAGAGCCATAGTTTACTGTGCCACCACCACCATCATCTATAATGTTTGGTGTGCTAGTCATAGGTTGATAAGTAATTCCTTCGCAACCATTCGAGCCTGTTTCTTTACCTACGATTGCACTAGCTGTCTCATTTCTCCATCTTCTTTGTGCATGAGTACCATTTTTTGCAATAGATATAGTAGCTCCATCTGACGATGTTCTATCAGTTTCTACTTTAACTTCAAAATACCATTTTCCATTTTTGACCATTTGAGTAGATGCACACCCTCTAGCGTTTGTCGATGTTCCTAGAAACGCTGTACCAGCATAATCTACATGAGTTTTATCGTATGCTTGGTTAGCATCTAATGTGCAAAAGTTATTGCTAGGCGTTGATATAGATTGTTTTAAATCTCCATTAACTGCATATGTATTTGAGTTGCCTGATGAATCAGTACCCAAAGCACCACTATTTTCAAATTTTAAAAAGAAACCATTAGTTCCATAAGTAACA